GTGAGGTATTCAAGATCGATGCTGACGGTAATGTAACAGTAGGTGGAAGCCTGACTGTAGGTACATTGACTGCACCGGGAGCATCTAGCCCTTCACAAACAGGAGCAGGGCAGATGGTATATAACACAAGCAGTAACAAACTAACAGTTGGTAACGGTAGTGGTAGAGATGTTGTAATGACTGGAACATCAATGAGCGTACTTGGAACCGCAGTAATGCAGAGATTTAGATAGGAATAACATGGCTAATATATTCAATCCCGGTGGCGGTGGTGGTGCTAGTGAGATAACCGAACTAGGTGCTAATAACTGGAAAACATTTTATTCAAATGGATCAGGTACGATAACTGAACTTGCATTAGGGGCAGATGGAACTGCATTAGTAGGTAACGGCACTAGCTCAGCTCCTACATTTGGAAATATTACAGATATTAAGGGCGGTAATGACAAGATATTGTTCACAAATAGCTCTGGTGTGCTAACTGAATTAGCAATCGGTGCTAGTGGTACATTCTTAAAGAGTGCTGGTACTACCTCTAACCCTACTTGGGGTACTGGTGGCGGTAACTGGGCACAAATAGCTGCAGGTACATATAGTGCAGGTTCAGCTACGCTTATGAGCCTTACATCATTATCGAATTACCGATCATTACGTGGCTTCTTTACATATCCTGAAACTGATGACGGTAGTGCTTCTTGGTTGAAGTGGACTGCCAATGGTGAAACAAGTCATTACTACAATTTAGGGTTTAATCAAGATGGATCTACTATAACAGGTAATGCAGTATGGCCTTCAAGTGGTGCTACTACTACTGGCTACGGTGGAACACACCGAAACTTCTTTACTGGTTACGGTGATTTCAATGTTTATTTCCTTGCACAAGGTAAAGACACTACAAATAGAGGGGTTATTACAGGGGTAGTTAGAGTATGGTCACGTTTCGACGATGCTGCTGGCCCCGGTACTACTGGTTCTTATAATGTTACCTATTTCGTAATTGATAAGCCTTTTACTTCGGACACAGGAATCACCGAATGGATAATGTCAATCGGAAACGCAGGTAGAACTGTAGAAGTCAACTCAGGATACAACGCTTACTATGTAGAAGGGTATACAGCAAGTTAGGTAACTTATGTCAGATAATTTATATAATCCTTCAGGTGGCGGTGGTGCTAGTGTAATTACAGAGATAGAAGCTGGTAATCATAAGGTTTTCTATAGCAACGGTTCTGGAACCATCGTAGAATTAGCTCTCCCAGCTGACGGTACTGTATTGGTAGGGAATGGCACTAGTTCTGCTCCTACTTTCGGTAATCTCGTAGACATTAAAGGTGGAAATGACAAAGTACTTTACACTAATAGCTCTGGAGCAATAACAGAGCTTGCAATAGGTGCTACTGGTACTGGTTTAAAAAGCAATGGTACTACTTCAGCTCCTAGTTTCGCATCACTTGGAGGAAACTGGTCAACGATAGGATCAGGAACATATAGCACTGGTACAAATGTAATGTTCAACTTAACCTCGCTGTCTAATTATCGAGCAGTACGTGGATGGTTTACGTGGGCATCGGCTAACACTACATATAATACAGCTTGGGGTAGTATGCGAATAAACGGCAAAACCTCAACTGATTATTATTATGCAAAACAATATCTTAGTAGTGATACTCTCGCTGGAAGTGCAATAAGTAATTGGGGTGGAATTTTTGGTAGTAGTTCTACTTACTATTACGGCTATGTAGACTTTGATCTATATGCCCTTGCAGAAGGGGAAGATACTACCAACAGATTAGTTATTACTGGGACTACACGCCATTGGTCACGGTTTACAGGTAGTAATGATCATGCTACTACTGGTCAATTTGATGAGACATGGATGGTATACGATGAACCGCTAACCTCTGACACAGGAATTACCGAAGTTACTGCTTTCTTTTATAACGGTACTGATCATATAGACGTCGCTTCAGGATATAACGCATATTACGTAGAAGGCTATACTGCCAGCTAGGAGATTGTAATGGCTATTGAATACCGAGAACATATAGATGCAGAAGGTAAGCATCGTGAATGGACTAATGAATTTGGAATAGTCCAGCGTGAATTGATGGAGCCTTCTGAAGAATATTTAAATCAACCGCCTCCTACATGGGAGCAGTTTGGAATACGTACTACACGTAATGCGTACCTTGCTGCTACCGACTGGTGCGTTTTGCCTGATAGTCCATTGACGAGTGATGAGCAAGGTGAAGTGACTCAATACAGACAGACGCTACGTGATTTTCCTGAAAACTATACAGATGTTTTTGAAGCACTTGCTGCATTGGATAATTTAAAACCTGAAAACACACTAAGTTTTCTAAAGTAAAGATAGGAGTCAGAGATGGCTGCACAAGATACATTTGAAATTATGAAACTCTCTGGCTCTACAGATGGCAGAGGGATTAGCGTTACTGCTACTTCCAGTGCTGGTACTACAATCCACACTGGTAGCTCAACAGCAGCACACTACGACACGATAAACTTATATGCCACGAACATTGATACATCTGCTATCAAGTTGACTATCGAATGGGGTGGTACAACAGCAGCAGGTGATCATATCGAAGTAACGATACCGCCTGAAGCTGGGTTAGTGAAGGTAGTTGAAGGTTTACTAATCAAAGGTAATTCATCTACAGCTCTGATAGTAAAAGCCTTTGCTGGAACAACAGCTAAGATAAACATCTTTGGCGATGTGATTCGAGCGAGCACTGCCTAATGGCGTATGTTAAAGCAGATATGCGTAGCCCTATGGTTACTCAACCCCTTTCTAATGCCTCTCAAGTAGGTAATGGATGGGAAGGCTGGGAGCTTATTGCCAAAACAACTTTAACTTCTGCTGCTGCTCAAATCAGTTTTTCTAACATCGGAAACTTTGATGCTACTCCTGCTGATAATATATATACTCACATGCGTATTATGGGATACTTCAAGAACGATGGCTCAGAAGGTGATATAACACTGGACTGGACTGGTGGAGCTGGTTCTAATGTTTCATGGGTAATAGATACTGTTACTTATAACTCTGGTACTGGAGCTGGCATGTGGTCTGGTAACTATACTTCATCTGGCACAAGTCAAAGAGTAGGGCATATGTACCCTAACGATAGCTGTTTAATAGATGTTATTCATTCCGGTGTACACGGTGGTACACAAGAGTTCTACTTTAATATGGTTACTGGATTCGCCAGTACTAATAACGACAATACATTATATCCTCAATGGCATAACGGTAAGTTATATCACAGTAGCACTGCACAAAATATGTCCTCTTTAATAATAGGAGATTCAGGTGGGCAGTTTGCCGTCGGATCTACAGTTGCTATTCTTGGTAATAGGTATGGGTACGGTGACTAATGGCGAACTCTCAACTAGGTGCTATATCAAAACCATTATCACATAAAGTAAGTGCATGGGAACTTATCAGTGCAGTACATGTAAACTCTGGGATGGCTAATAAACCATCTGAAATTGTAGTAAATGTTAAAGGTTACACTTTTGTCTATTGTCAGTGGTATATCCAGAATGGCGACGGTAGTACAGTGCAACCAGCAGTTACAGTCAATGCCAGTGGAGCTGATAGTAACCATGTGTGGGCACATTTACACGGTAACAGTAGTAATGAAGTCGCATTAAAAACAACTGGCACTGGCAATGCTATCAACTTAGTGCAAGGAACATTACCTACAGATGGATGGGGTGCTAGTGGATATTTCTTATATGCAAAACCTTTAGCTACTAGCGAAGGACATTTGGTTGGGTTTGCTGGTGGTGACTATGGAGATAGTGACAACTGGCATAAGACTACAATAGTTGCTGGAATGTTTGACCACCTTACTGAGCCAATGACAGTAATGAGATTTCCAAATGCAGATGATTATGATAACTTTAGTGCACAGTTATGGGGGGTACGCTAATGATTAGTGGAAACATGCGTCCCCTTGCAAATGTAGCTGCAACTGCAACAGCTATAAATTTCAATTCAAGCAATATGATTGGCTGTACTATTTTTTGTATTCAATACGCTCTCTATGCTGGTGGAACTTTAGGAATAAATATCCATTTGAATGGATCTTCTTCTGATTATAAAAGTAACGATATGTATATGGATAAAACTATAAGTGATGCAGCTTATAGTAGTAGCGGAACTGATACTAATATGTATGTAAGAGTTTTAAATCATAACACCTCAAGTATTGTAGGTGGAGCTTCTATGTCTGCGTCAGATGGAATGAGTGGTGAGTTATGGGTAAAAGGTAATAAGCGTGATTCTTCTTATCAGATGTTCACACATCGTGGTGTATATTGGGACGCTAATAATAAATTACAAGCTGCTGCTCAATCAGGGCATTGGTATGGAGATGGTGGTGCAGCGATAAACTCCATTGAGTTTGACGGAGGCGGTGTCTCGATGGTTATGAGAGCAACTTTATGGGGAGGTTTAGACTAATGGGTGATATAGTGCTCTGGAATAAAAGTGGTGGCTGGGAGCAAATGGATGGGGCACAAGGACTTACTCGACCATCTAAATGGTTTACAGCTGACCGTACATTAACCTCCAACAATCAACTAATAGAATCTACTAAAAATAGTATTATAGAGACTACACGTTTTATTTCACATACTCGTGCAGAAATTGGTGGCTTACGTGCTGGTATAGAAGCTAAAGACTTTACTGAAGCAGACGTCGCCGATGATATCACTAGGCTGAATGATCATATAAAGGTCTTACAGGATAATCTTGAACAACAAAAGAAAGATTTAAAGCAATGTGAAGATGATGTTTCCGTATTGGAAGCAGCATTACAAGAAGCAACAGACGAATATGAAAAAGTTAAAGGAGATGAAGATGCACTTAAAACTTGGATTGAGTCAAGCCAATAGACGCTTCAACTATCCTTGCGATGGCTGTTGTGATACTTGTACTTGTTGAATGGAAGGTAGACCATGTCCGATCCCATTCTCACAGACATAGATCGACGCTTAGAAAGAATAGAGAACGGTATCTTCGGGAATGGTCGAGAAGGTTTAATTCAAGCCGTAGCACGTTTAGATGAAAGAGTCACAGATTCCGAAGAACATATTGAACAGATTGAAAATTCTCACAGCACATGGGCAGGTAGATTGTACTCAATGGCACTTACAGCAGGGATGATTGTATATGGCTTCTGGGACAATAGATAAGGATTCGACATGGCAGCAACTAATTGGATGCCTGATTGTAGACGTGTTCCTACTGGGGCTTATGGTGGCTACGGTAATATTGAAGCTGACACGGTGGTCTGTCACAGTATTGAAGGCTGGCGTACAACTATGGATGAGTGGGCGAGCGAAAAAGAAGTAGTCCACCAAGCTAGTTATCACTTCGTAATAGACAGAGATGGTACTATTACCCAGTATGTACCAGTAAACCAAGCAGCGTGGCACGCAGGGCGTGTTGATGCAACAACTAGTCCTTCGGTCGGTGTGCCGTGGACTGGCTACCGTGGTGTCAACCCTAATTCCCATACTATAGGCATTGGTGCTGAAGGATTTAGTGGTAAGAACT